CCCGCCCCTCACGACGTCCCCGAGAAGCCGAACTCGAACCGGGCCGAGCGCGCCGCTTCCCACGCCCGGCAGTAGGCCGCCCGGTCGGCGCCGTAGCCCTCGGCCGAGACGTACCAGAGCTTGCCGTCGAACCTCCAGGTGTTGAGCTGGCGGTCCGGGGCCGGGAACTCGCCGACGACGAGCAGGTCGACGTCCGGCTGAACGGCGAAGGTGCGCATCTTGACCAGCTCCCTCCTGCTGAGCACGGTGTCCAGGTCGGTCACGCGGTCACCGAGTGGCTTCGTCTCCGTCCAGACGGTCCGCCCGTCGAGCGTCCCGACCCGGAAGTCCGGGAGGAACCACCCTGCTCCGCCCAGGTCGCAGCCCTCGGGCTCGTACTGCCAGGCCACGCCGAGGCGGTCGAAGAAGACCGCCCAGCGTGCCTCCAGCCTGGACCGGAAGTGGCACCCGGCGTACCGGGTCGGGATCGCCTTCATGACCGGCTACCCCTTCAGTTCCTCCAGGCGGGCAAGCCCCTTCAGTTCCTCCAGGCGGGCAAACCCCTTCAGTTCCTCCAGGCGGGCA